AAGGATTTACCACATTTTATGGAGATTCCGATTCCCATTGGGATGCGTATAATTTTAGTAGTGATGGGTCAGAACTTGGTGAAGATCCTGAGACAATACTCGAAGATAGACATAGAGTAAATTATGGGAATATAGAAGAAAAATTCGCGTCAAAGGCTCAGGCGAGATATTTCTATGCTAAATCTAAAGAACCTGGTAAGGAAGGGAAAAAATGGAAAAAATGGTCCAAAGAGTTTGCAGATGACACAGAGGATTTTAGTGAATTACCAGAAAAGAAAAATAAAAAGGAGGGTACAATGCGAGACTTTGATGGTATAACAAATGAAGCTTCTTTCCCTGTATATCGATATTGTAAACCAAAGAATACCCCTGAATGTAGTAGTGGGTGTCAAGAAGGAAAAAAATGCACGAAAGTTTCCGACTGTGGAAGTTCGGGTTGTTGTGAATGTAAAGTATCAAAAACAAAAAAGGGAAAGAAAAATAAAAAGGATGGTAGAATTAAAGAATTGCAGGTGTGGGGCATAAACTCTAATCCAGGATTTGGATTGGGGGATGTTCCTAGAGATAAAATGTACTCGGATGTTCCTCGTCCAGCACATATGAACGTAATGGGAATAAGTGAAATGAAAAAACCAAAAATGAAAAAAGGAAAATTATTAGAATATTTATCTGAACTTACTACTAGAGGTGGGTCGAAGGGTAAAGTTTATAAGAAAAAAGACTTAACTAAAGAATCGGGTCCTTACACAGAAAAGGTTACAGATTTGGAGGAAATTAAAAAAATTATTAGTAAATTAGCCGAAAATAAACAAAGTTTACAAGAAGTGCCAATAGATTACGAAGACAGACCAGAAAGAATTAATCCTGATATTGAGAGACAACTATCTACTCAAGACACTGCATTTGGGAAGGACCATCCTGCTTTTCCAAAAGTAGGAGAGGGTGAAGTATATGATAATTATGAAGAATTAATCGCGTCACAAAGATTTAAGGATGTTGTAGACACCTTCAAAAGATATACAGGAATTGAGGGAAACGCTACTGATATGCAGAATTTAATGGGTTTACAGGGTATGATGATGCAATCCTTACAAAATACTTTACGAATAGAGGCGTCCAATAAACAAAGATTAGAGGATTTAGCCGTAGAGATAGTAACTAAAGACTTAAACGTTCCCGAAGGTTCATTACAGTTTGATGTTGAAATAACTGGAATGAAAAAACTATCTAAAGATGATATGAAACAAAAACCTAAAAATAAAGAAGAGTCTTTAGAGCAGGAGGAAGAAACATTAGACCATATAGAAGACTTGGATTTAGAGGTGGCAAAAAGACGTTTTATTAATTCCATGATGCAGGGTTCAGCAAAAAAGGCACTTTATCTTTATCATATGGTTAGCGATGAACTTAATACTATAGACCCTACACTTATGAATTTATATGGTGTGGTTATTTCCGCTAATGATTTAATGTATTGGATTATGCCCGATATGATGGGAGCAGGGGGTGGAGAAGGAGCACCTGTGTTTGGGAAAGAGAAAATCGACCTATCAACGACACCTCCTACAGTTGTGGCAAAAGGAATGACTTTCCCTGTTTTAGTTCACGAATTACATAAAGGAGTTATGGAGTATCTTTCTTTACATGGTTTACCAGGGGATAAAGAATTAAGACAAAAAGTTATGGATAAAACAGATTTCTTAGAAGATGAAATGTGGGACTTAAGACTAGGTCCTGGATTATGGGAGAGATTTATTGATGCGATTGGATTTGACGATTTTGATGTTAAAAATCACCTCTATAGTGAAATCATTCAAATGCCGGCTAAACAATTCTTAGAATTCATGAAAGAAATACAATCGGGAAGTGACAAAGGAAAACAGATGATGGTTGATTTAGCTAAAAAGATAAAAGAGGACATCCAAAAAGATGAATATGAGGATGCTACAGGCGAGTACGAAGAAGAAGAACCGATGAGAGACATGCCAGGATTTGAAGGAACGATGGACGCATTAGATGATATTAGTGTTTCATCTTTATTCCCACCATCTTCTAGTTTAGGAGGTGAAGTAATATTGGATATAGACACAATTCTCGATAAGATATCAGATAAGGGTATGGAATCACTTACTCCGGAAGAACTACAATTTCTAAAAGATCAATAGACCATTTATAAGTGTTCTTAACTCTCTTATATTTATAATATATGGGGGAAACTAAGAAAAATACAAAACTAGAGACTATGATGATTTGGGCCAAGTGTAAGGCTGACCCAGCATATTTTATTGAAAATTATTTAGAGACTTTTGATAAAACTAAACAGACCTATGTTAAATTCCGTCCCTTTCCTAAACAATTAGATGCAATACGAGCATATAAAGATAATAGATATAATATTGTACTAAAATATAGGCAGGCGGGTATTTCTACACTTACCGCAGCTTATATCACCTGGTTAGTTTGTTTCGCTGATAATAAGAATCCTCAAAAAGTACTAATTTTGGCAAATAAAAGAGAAACCGCTATGGAGTTTCTTAATAAAGCTAAAGTTTTCCACTCCCAACTACCTAAATGGATAACTGTAGATATTGGCGATACTAACTCTAAACAACATGTAAGATTTACAAATGGTTGTGAGATAAAAGCTGTTGCGACTTCTGCCGATGCCTTAAGAGGGTATACCCCGTCTCTTTTAATTTTAGATGAGGCCGCCTTTATTGAGGGAGGGCAAGAAGTTTGGGCAGCATGTCAAGCTTCACTTTCAACTGGTGGTGATGCCATTCTTGTCTCAACCCCTAATGGTTATGATGAAATATATCATGCAACATATGATGGAGCTAAGAAAAAAGATAACGACTTCAACATAGTTGAGATGAGGTGGTACGAAGACCCAAGATTCAATAAAGGATTAAAATGGGAAAAAGAAGACCATGAAACTATCTATGATGAGGCGCAGGATTTAGAGAAATATATTGATTATATTCGACAGGGTTATTCTCCTAGTTCCCCATGGTATTTAGAAATGATTAGACAAATGAATGGGAATATGAGATTGGTTAATCAGGAGATTAACTGTGACTTTTTAGGTTCCGGAGAAACTGTCATAGATAAGGAATGGATCGAGTTACAAGAAAAGGAGAATAGAAGAGACCCTATAAGAAAGGAAGGTATATATAAAGACTTATGGATATGGAAAGATGCAGAACCAAATCATAAATACATAATGGGAGTTGATGTTTCAACCGGACAATCAGACGATTTTAGTGCTTTTGCTGTCATCTGTTTAGATTGTGAGGAAGGTGAAGAACAAGTTGCAGAATATTATGGTAAGATGCCCCCTGATGAACTAGCAAATTTTGTTTGGTCAGTCGGTCGTCGTTATAATGCATATGTGGTAATTGATATCACAGGAGGAGTCGGCCTCCCAACCTCTCTAAAACTAAAGGAAATGGGATATGGTCAATTACATTATCCTAATGGTGATAAAAATAAAAATCCAGGATTTAATATAGATTCGAATAGAAGAATAGTTGTTAGTGAATTGGAGGAATCTGTTAGAACTAACCGAGTTAAAATACGTTCTGAAAGAGCAATAGCGGAAATGACAACATTTATTTTTAGAAATGGAAGACCTGACCATATGGTGGGATACCATGATGACATTTTATGGGGGTTGGCAATGGGATTATATGTTGCCAACACCACATTTAAGGAGATAGAAAGAAATAAAAATAAGTCCGCAGCAATAATGGATAGTTGGGTCACTACTACGTCAGTGAACAAGAACATCGACGAGATCAAACCTCCTGCAGAGAAGTTCAATTCATCGACTACTTTCGCAACAACCAATCCCTCGGACCCTAGACATGCTAATCCTATGGATCCATTTAGACCCCAAGAACAACATGGTAGACAAATATATAAGGATTA